GTTCGGTAAGTGCATCTAGCAAACCATCTAGTTCAATGGCATCGTTGGCACGAAGGTTAATCAACATGCCATCTTTCTTTGTCTTGAAGTTAATCTGAATTGCTGCTTCGGTAGTGCTCATTTGTTTTCTCCTATAGGTATTTCAGGGTAGAGGTGAGAGTCTTTACCACCAACTGCATAGCACGCACTGTTAACTGAGCATGTGCCACACATGAATCCAACTGATGGGATAAAGATTTTATTTTCCATAGCCAACTCAAAGCCCTTAGCCCATGAACCAAGTCGTGACTCGGTATAACGGTCTAAGTTTTCAGGTTGTGTGAGTTCACCAGTTCGTGCCATAAAGTACGAGCCAAGTGAGGGGCGAACACCAAAGGTTTTCTCCACAAGAATTGCGTAGATACCTAGTTGAGTCAGACCAGCAGGTGGTTTACTACCTGTCTTGATGTCCACAATAACTAACTCGCCTGTTGGTGCAACCATCAATCGGTCAAGGAACGCCTTAATGGGCACGCCTCCAACCTCTTGATTAAGTTCTGTTTCAATAGCCTCACTGCCATCAGGTAACTGATACATGTTGAAGCCACTGTCCTGACGGAACTGTGTCCAAAAGTTAACCATCTTAGGACCATTATCAAACCACCAACTTGTATCCTCTTTGTTTGGATACGCCTTGGTAGCCCGACCACCTGCACGCCAAGGCATACCGTTGTCGGTGTCCTTGTAATTGACATCCCAAAAATGCGAGAAGGCTGCAATCTCTGAGAAGTCATCTTGATTAGGTTGACCATGGTATAAGCGGTCATAGTTTTCGGTTGCCTCATGCACCGCCTTACCCCCTGCTAACCAGTAGGATGGGGCTTCGGGCACATGCTGGATTCGTGATAGGTAGAACTGCCAACCACAACTGAGCCATGTATTTAGGGCTGAGTGGCTGACATAATTCTTACCTGTTACTTGTTCAAGTGTCATTTATCTTCCTTTCAATAGGGGAGATTACTACACAAAGTCTGCTCTATTATGCGACACGCCGAAGCCGAATTACACACATGTAATTTAAACAGTGGTTACACTCCTGTTCGTGCAGCGAAAGGGTGTAATAGCGAGGCTCCTCAAGAGCCGAGCGAAGCCACCGCTAATTGTAAACTTGCGTGGTATTCCCTCAAGTGTGTGCCTTAATTGTGGGCACCTTGTCTTTCAAGTGGGATGCATGTTTGAAGATAACGAGATTAGCCTATGGTTTACTGATGCTAAGTGTGCTGACTGTGGAGCATTAGTTACTGTACCTACACCAGTGGATGATAATGAAACCAATAATAATAATCTTGATTGTGATTAGTGAGAATTTTCTTTTATACAGAATTGCTTTTATCCGTGGGGTAAGGCGTGAACAACAAGCAAGACTGCGCCGTTTAAACGCACTGAAAAGATTACTTCGTACTGGTGAGTAGTTATGACTACCGTTGTCCTAAGTGTGGGATTGTCTACACGGTGGAGCGTTCTATACATGCAGAGTCTGATGCACCATTGTGTTGCTCTACTCAAATGGAGCGTATATGGACTGCACCTCCTGTGAAGTTTAATGCCAGTGGATTCTATGCAACGGGTGGCTAAGCCCAAGCAGCACAAGATGCTGCTTAAGAACCCAGCCAAACGATGGGGTATCTGTGCAGTGTGTGGACCCGCAAGATTAAAGAAGAAACAATATGGGTGGTCTTGTAGAAATAAATATAATTTGTATCGCTCTAGTCAATTTAAAAATAAAAAAAATTACTGTGAATTGTGTGGTTTTGTAGCAGAACACCGTAGTCAATTAGATGTTGACCACATAGATGGTGACCATTTAAACAATGAACCAGACAACCTCCAGACATTATGTGCCAACTGCCATCGCTTAAAGACTCAACAAAATAAAGATTGGGAAAGCAAAAAAGCCCCCCGCTAAAAAGCGAGGGGCTATTCTGTTTAAACTGTTATCCCTTTTGTGGGAAAGAATCCTTTGGGTTTGCCCAACGCATGAGGATAGGCAATACGGATGCAATGCCAGCCTTAACATAATCAGAAGGGGCTGTTGCTCCCACTGCATAGGCTGTTGTTGCACCTGCTACGAAAGCACGAAGGTATGTACCAACAATGCTTGTTAGTTGTTCTTTGAGTTTTGCACTCATTACTTACTCCATTTCGGTCTGCCAAAGCCCACGATGTAAGGCGTGAGTTTGCGCTTATTGTTTTTCTTATAGGCACGGATACGCTCCGCCACTTCACCACCATTGGCTTGTGAACCTTTGGCTTTCTTTTCAGGGCTAGTGTTGCCTTCATAGGTTGTAACAGTGCCATCAAGATTATCCTTAACGACAATACCTACATGCTCTACAGGTGCACCACCTTCAACAAAGTCAAAGAACACAATGTCACCAGGCTTAGGCGATGCGGTTTCTGCATTGCTCCAAGCACCAGTTCCTTTGAACGCTTCAACTCCGCCAGGAGTCCACACCACATTGGGCATCTTGTATTTAACTTGGGCTGCACACCACATAACAAATGAGCCACACCATGGCTGGAAGTTATGCTTAGTAAAAGCACCATACTTTGTTTCGTTATCTTTTGGACCTTCAACAGTCCCAACCTCAGCCTTGGCTACGGCTAGGAAATCATCTACTTGGCTCATGATTCTGCTCTTGCTTTCATAACTTCAACATCAATCTTAATAATGTTTTGGTTTTCAATTAACTGGTCCACTTTGTTAATCAATCCAGTGTGCCCATCGTTATAGAGTGCATACTCAATTCTATTTAATTTGTCTTTCAATTCCTCTGTATGCTTTTGAATACTGTGCTTGGCAATGATGCCAACACCAGCAAGAACTGCTGCAGTAACAAAGAAATATGAATAGACGATGGTTGCGACATCGGATGACATTTGCAGGATTCTCCTTATACGACAGTACGGGCAATGAGTGTGATAATTCCACCAAAGCCTGTGTAGTTACGGTTAGCGGGGGATGAGCGAGTAAAGGTGACTTGTTCAATAACACACTCAATAGGGTCACCACCCGCATTGAAGTCTTGGATTACGATGGTGTCACCCTTGGCTTCTGTTGTTTCAAGGATTGTTAAACGCTCCTTGGCATAGCCTTCGTAACCAATTATGTTGCCTGTCTTATCAGTCTCTTTGTCGTAGCAGAACAACGGTATCTGCAAGATACGAGCACGAGTAGGTGTAGGTAAAGCCTTAACAGCAAGACCAATAACCACTGCACCAGTAGTAGCAGTAGTTGCATTGCGGTACAGGATTAGTTTAAACGCAGCATCTGGTTGGATGATTGGGTATACGGTTGTTAAATCGTAATCAAGTGAGGTATCTTCACCTTCGTTAATGCTTGTAATAACTGTATCGGTAGCAGCAGTATGTTTAAACACACCAATGTCACCAACTGTTGCATTGTCTGGTGTACGCACACGGATGCGCTTCCATGCTTTATTTTCTAAAGTGTCATAGCGAATAAAGCCAGTGATAACTTCACCTTGTGGGCATAAATCTGTGGCATGTTCAAGCCATACACCTGATGCATCAATAGCAAAGGCAGTCTGATTATCGCCACCAAAGATACGAACAGCACGGACTGTGCCAGTAGTAGCATCGGCAAAGACATCGTTAGCACGGGCATATACGCCAGTAGAGATAGGCTGAGCATAACCTGAAAGGGTAATTGGCTGACCAAGGTTCATGCGCTTAGTACCTGAGTTAGAGTTAACACCGTTAGTGTTAGTTGCCCAGATATAAGAGTCACGACCTTCAAAGTCATAGACACCGTTCTCATTGTGGAATACCAATGGTCCGTATGTCATGTCACCGTTTTGGTCTAGTGTTGCAATGCGAGCGCCCTTGCTGCTACCAACCATAAGATATGTTCCTAGGTATGTATAGAGAGACAAGATGATTTCGCCTCGTGGCATGACAGCAGCAGTAATAATTGTGCCTAACGCACCAGTATTATCTACTGTTAGTTTAAAAATAGTAGAGTGTTCTCCAGCATACCCACCAAAGTAGATTGCATTAGAACCTTCGGCTACTGCAGTCCATGTCCATGAAACTGGCATATTAGTTGAGCCGTTAATTTGAGTTCCATGTGTTGAAGCCATTGTCTTTTTAATATCAGTTGCAGCGCCAGCGCCCTTATCGGGAAACAATAATTCATAGGCTGCGTAGGTACCGTTAGTAAACTTAAGCCCAGCAACAACGCGACTCTTTACATACTTAAGTGCTGCATGTTCCAGCGTTAAACCATTGTATGTATATTGTTTATGTGTTGTGCCATCAGATAATTTAATGTCATACATGCCAGCAGTTGTAGCCACATACATATATGTTCCATCAGATGTGGTGCCAAGGATTGTTTCATTACTAATAGAAGAATAGTTAACAAGGGCTGTAGATGTACCAGCGGTTGTAATTTTGTACATTGCAGTGGTCTGTGTTGTGCGTGGTGCTAGGTCGGTAGCAATAAGGAAGGGAACACCAGCGGTATCGGCACCAGTATCTACCTTGCATGCACCAGTAAATGCTTGAACCTTAGTTGTCTTACGAAGCAAGGTTAACTGTCCTGGAGTCCAAGGGTTAACGCCGTAGGATGAGTTGTAACGGAAACGAACTTCCATGTCGTTACCTTCCATAGGCTCAGTAAAGGTAATACCTTCGCCGTAGTGGAAAGAGGATTGGCTTCGTGTCCAGTAGCCTGAGCCAGCAAGTGTGTGCTCGCCTGGGTCACGCATCTGGTCTACACGCTGAGCACGAAACTCTGCAGTCTGTCGCTTGTATGGTGTGCTATCTGTTACTGCCATAATAAATGGCAAGCCAGCAATAGCCACATCAAAGGCGTTAGCGTTTAAATCATAGTAAGTAGAAGTGCGACCCGATAAATCAATTATGGGGCGTTCGGTAATATCAGGTGCTTTTGATGCCACCGTTGCCTCCTTTAGTTAATTGTTAATGGTACTACACTTGGTGTGGATTGTTCCGCTTGCTGCTTGTCGTAAGCCTCTTTGGTCATTGAATGAGTGCCTTGCTCATCTGTCCAGATAACGCACTCAACATTATTTAGGTTTAGATAAGTTTCCATTTATAACTCACATCCTGTAAATAAAATACTAGCATTGGCTGATTGCTCAAATCTTGTACCTTGTCCTGCTGTAATTGTAAAAGATGCAGTTATTGAAGCATTATTTACATTTGCAGTATTAAAAGCAGGAGTTACGGTTGTTGGAGTATTAAGAGCAAATGCATTGTGTGTTCCAGTTACAGTCATTCCTGTTGGCTGAACACGGGCTGGCACATCAAAAGGTATTGACCATAAACCACCATTAGTTGCATAAGCATAGCCAACAACAGTATTTGCTTGAGCGCTTGCATTATTTATATAAGCAGGCAAGTATCGTCTACACGCAGCAAGTTCACCCTGGATAGTACCGCCAGCACGACTAAATGGTGTGGCTACATTGCCAACTTCTAATTGAAAACCAGTTACATAGATATTTGCACCTGATGCAACAGTAGGTTCAATATACATAAATAAAGACTTAACAGTTGATGGTACTGCAAATGTGGAGACGATTCTGACAAATGTAGTTGTTGAGACAGAAGTAGAACCATTTACAGTTGGAGTGATATTTGTCCAACTGCCAGACCTTGGATTATCAACAGATGTTGAATAAGTCAGAACTGGTGTAAAAGTCGTTGCAGTATCTGCTGCAGCATAAAATGAAACTGTTACAGTTTTACCAGCAAATTGTATTGCATTAGCAGTTTCTATTGTTTGCCCCATCAAAGTAGCAGTAGAACTTCCCGCAGATTTAGATACTTTCCAAGAGTATTGAAAACCAGCAGGAACAATAGTTGATTCTCTAGTTGAAGTTACAGTACTAGCAGAAATATCAAAATACCATCTGTCAGCAGTGTATTGTCCACCATTTGTAAATGAAGTTCCTCGTTGCCAAATATCCATACCACCATTGATGACTGCGTTCTTACCAGCAACAACGCCAGTAGGCTCTGCTACCTGTAACGCTTTAGTATTAGTTGGCATTAGTTTCCTCCAGAGATGCTAGGTACGCTTGGTAGTCTGAGTTGGCTGGTTCAATAGGGATAAAAGAAACAACGCCATCTTCTGTAGTCATTTCAATATATTCGTAATTAAACTCGCCAGTTTTCTTTTCGTATGTGATAGCCATAATTACAACTCCGCACTTGCTGTGTAGTGGACTCCCATTAAATCATTTGAACCTGTTGTGCCTGCAAACTTTGCATTATTTTCACCTAAGAAACCAGTAGATGCATTTTCATCAGCAGCAGAATTGTAGTTTCTTACTTTACCACTTGTGCCAGTAGCAGGACTATATGCTGTAACAGTAGGTGCAACACGCATTGTTGATTTGTGTATACCTTGTAAATATGCACCACCATTTGGTCGGCAACCAAAGATAACTCCGTTATCATTTGCTGTTCCTGGTGCAACGGATTGGTCGTAAGTTTTGTAAAAATACCGCTGGCACAATGCTAGTTCAGCCTGTTGGCTACCGCCACCTGCTGGTACAAATGGAGTGGCTACGCTGCCTGCTTCTAGTTGTACGCCCCAAATATCTACGGTAAATGTAGAGTTATTTGGAAATAAAAATCTAGCCGAAATATAATTTCCTGAACCTATTGTTTTTCCAGACATACTTCCTAAAGTATATGTAATTGTATATCTTGCCCAAGAGGTAGTAATAGAGGTGCTGGAAATTGAAGTTCCTATTTCACTTGAACCACCTGAACCAAAGTATTGTTGAATTGAATTTCCTAATGAAACGCTTGCAGATGCTTTAGCCCAAAATGAAAGGGTTACTGTTTGTCCTGCAAGTGTTCGGACATCTTCAATGCGTTGGTCAATAATGTTGTATGTTGCTCCAGTTCCTGCAACGCTTTGATTTGTGCGAAGAAAATATGTACCTTCGTAACCAGAAACAGGAGCGGTTCCTGGGGTAAATGTTTGTTGAGAATATGTGCGAGTTGAGCCAGTGCCATCATAAAGAACAATCCAACGGTCTGCTATATAAGAAACAGATGATGGTGTTGCAAAACTTGTACCTCTTTGCCATACAGAAAAGTCACCATTGATAATCTTATTTTTGCCAGCGTATTGCATAGTGCCAGCCCAGTTAACACCAGTAGTCTGTGTACTATCTGCAACTAGGATAGAGCCATCTGCGCCTACGCCTTGACGAGTGTAAGCATCATTGGCAGTACCTACGAGTAAGTCACCTTTGGCGTTGATAGTTGTTTTATCAACTTCATTATGGCTGTGTGAACCAGTACCGATTGGATACCACACATTGTCTGTGCTATCCCAAGCATAGGCTGGGCGTGGGGTATTGCTTATGGTCGCCATTAGTTATTCTCCTCTAGGTACTTAAGATATGCCTGATAATCAGAGTTGGCTGGGTCAGGTGGAATAAACCACTCTTTGCCATCTTCATCAGTACGCTTGATAAATGTGTCATCATTTATATTACTTTTAACTATTTCGTATTTAATCATAATTCGGCACTCACCTCTATGTAATCTGTTGCACTATTATTTCCAATCAAAGCACTTCCATAACCATTTGTGCCACCGCCAAGAGTTGCGATAGTTTGTATATTTATTGTATCCAAACCAGCGTAATAACCATTTGTTGAAGTAACTGGATTTGCGCCAGCCGATAATCCAATCATAGCCAATCCCGACCTTGAAACTGTCGGCAAGGTTCTCATTGTTGTTGGTAATTTTACATAATACGAGGCTCCAGTGCTTGAATACCAAACTCCAGCACCTACTGCCGTATAACTTGTTCCAGTAACAATACGAGCAAAATACCTCTGGCAAGCAGCCAACTCTGTTGCAATGGTACCGCCAGCACGAGAGAAGGTTGTTGCGTTAGAACCTGCTTCTAGTTGAAGATTAGCAATATCAACAGTCACACCAGCAGCAACGCCAGCACCCAAGTTAATGCCAACTTCAAGACCATTTGTTACGCCACTAGGCAATGTAAATGTTACAGAAAATGTACGCAAAGATGCATCAACTGTTACTGATTGATTCGCTGCGCTAATGGATGTTGTAGAACTATAGTTATCTTGTGCAGTCGGATAAATTGCATAAGTTGCAACAGATGATACTGATGTACTTCCAATAATTTTACCACTAAATGTTACTGTTTTACCAGCAAGATATGCAATTTGATTTGACTCAATGCGTTGTGCAATGTTTGCATTTGTAAAACTTGAAGCACCAGTAATTCTAAATGCATATTGTGTTCCAGTTGAAGTACCAGCAACTCGTTGTCCTGTTGGTGAACTTACAGAAGAATTGTAAAAAAACCATCTATCTGGAATATAAGAAAGAGCATTGCTTACAGTTGTTGCGCTAGTACCGCGCTGCCAAATATCAAACCCACCGTTAATTAAAATGTTTTTACCAGCAGCAGTGTTGTTAGTATTTTGTGTAAACGCAGCATTGGTTGCAGACTGAGTATAAGTATCAGTAGTTGCAATTTGCAATGGGCAGATAACTTCTACAATATCTCCAGCAACTGTTGCAGTTGTAAGAGTAATAGTTGTGCCATCAGTTGCTGTGTAGTCATTACCACGGCTAAGCAATGCACCATTAAGGTGTACAAGTTCATAGCCAGCACCGTATGCTAGTGGGATTGATAAGTCATCATTGCCTGATAGTGATGTTGTGCCAGCAGCAAGTGCTTTAGACCAACGAGTAACTACAGTTGTAGGTGCTGTTCCATCGGTGTCTACCCAAATCATGCCGTCTACTACTGTTGATGGTTCTGTTGGTTGAGCAAGAGAACCATTGACAGTTGCCCAAGCAGCAGTAGTGCCGTTGGTTGTTAGGTACTTACCAGAATTGCTAGTTTGAGAAGGTAGAGCATCTACTGTTCCCCATGATGTGGCAGTTCCATTAGTAGTTAGATACTTGCCTGAGTTGCCTGTTTGTGATGGGGTAAATGCAGCAGCAGCAGTGGCACTAGCAGCAGCCGATGTAGCGCTAGTGGCTGCAGCGGTGGCTGATGCAGCAGCAGATGTAGCAGAAGTTGCTGCAGCCGTTGCACTGTTAGCAGCGTTAGTTGCATAAGTTGAAATTGTTGCTACCGATGCAGCAGCAGCAGTTGCACTTGCTGCAGCGCTAGTAGCGCTTGTAGCAGCAGCGGTTGCGCTAGTTGCTGCGCTGACTGCAGATGTGGCTGCGTTAGTTGCAGATACGCTTGCTGATGTTGCTGAGGTAGCAGCAGCAGTTGCTGATGTTGCTGCACTTGATGCTGATGTAGCAGCCTGTCCAGCAGATGTGGCAGCAGTGCTAGCAGATGCAGCAGAAGCAGTAGCAGATGCTGCTGCGCTAGTAGCAGATGTGGCAGCAGCAGTTGCAGAAGCAGCAGCATTGCCAGCCTGAGTAGTAGCAGTAGCAGCAGAGTTAGATGCTGTTGTTGCAGAAGCAGCAGCGCTTGTAGCACTGGTAGCAGCAGCAGTAGCAGAGGCAGCAGCGCTTGTGGCGCTAGTAGAAGCAGCAGTTTGTGAAGTTAAAGCAGAGGAAGCACTTGTTGCTGCAGCAGCAGCGGAGGCTGCAGAGGCTGTAGCACTTGCTGCTGCGCTTGTGGCTGAGGTTGCTGCGCTTGTTGCACTTGTGGCTGCACTTGTTGCAGAAGTAGAGGCAGCGGTTGCTGAACCAAGGATGGCATCAACATAAGATTTTGGTGTTGCACTAGATGCACTCATCCCTGCGCTAGATAAACCAGTGATTGTTCCTGCACCACTAACAACAATAGATGCTGTTGAACTTACAGTACCTGTAAGAGTTGCACCATTGATGACAGGGGTTGTAAGAGTTTTAGCGCTAAGTGTCTGAGCCTTGGCTGTACCAACTACATCGCCTTCGCCAGTTGCAATACCATGCACATGTGTATCAACACCTGAAAGGATTGCTGAATCTGTATCGTATCCACGAGCAGAGATGTGTGTCTGTAGTTCCTTAAACTCACGAGCAGATACACCGTGGCGAATACCAGCACCAGCAGCATGAGCAAAGGCAGTAGTATTATCTTGTCCACGAGTAATAACGATGGTGGTTGATGAACCAGATGTAACCGTTACTACTTCTTCTTTAGAAGTATCTGGGTCAACAATAAGTGTGTATGGAAAAGTGGTTGGGAAACCGCTAATTGAGTTCAACAGTACGCTAGAAGTTGTGTCTCCTGATGCTGCTGCTGGGATAGACGAAAGAAGTTTTGTTTCAATCGCTGTCGCAGAATAATTGCGCTTTCGTGTGCCTGGGTCGCCTGCTGCCATGGTTTACCTGCTATCTCTGGTAGTGTGAACGAATTGGGAACTGACGGCGTTGGTTCTCCGCCACTTCGTTTAAACGAGTGTTGTAAACATTAAACAAGAAGCGTGCTGCGTTTTCACCACTTCGTGCTCCACGCTGATTGTCAAGAACATCTGCTTCTGCAGATAGTGCACCCAAGCGTGATGGGTCAAGGAAGGAAATCATGCGGAAGGCAGCGCCATAAACAACTACATCTTCTGAGTAGTCAGGCATGCCAGTTGTTGTTGCATATTCTTGGCTTGTTGCTGTTGTTAAATCAAATATAGATGGGCGCTTTGAGTAAGCCACATTGACGGTACGCCCTGGCACTACTGCTGAGTAGATACCTAATGAGTGTCCAAAGTTTGTGCCATCGCCAAAGGCTGTTGGGTTTGCTGTTCTATCTAACTGCCAAGCACGAACTGGTAGCCACTCTTTGGTTGGTCCAATTACTTGGTGTGATACTGCAAGAATATTTTGTACGGCATCTGGAATATCGTAGGTTGTGCGAGCAGCAATAAAAGAAAATTGATACTGACCAATAGCAAAGACTGATGGATACATTGCATTGATAGTGTCATTGATAGCACGCTTAATCTCATAGCGTGGAAACAATGGTGCAACTATGGTTTTTGCTGAGTTACTATGTGTAGCAGCAACTGTGCCACGCTGCCCACGACCCCAAGGTGCAAGAGTTAATATGTTGTCAATGTTATTAGTTGAGTTGACATACATAATCTCATCGTCAATTTGAATAAATCCACGGCTGACAACATTAGCATCGTTAACAGAAATGCTGGTAGTTGTAGTTGAAGTAATAGCAGCAGTCAACCAAGTGGTTGATTCCATGTTTAAACTGTAGCCGTGAAGGAGTGTATCTACGCGGTCAGTAAGTTCTTCAAGTGTACTCACAGGTTAATGCTCCTTAAGGCTGATACGGCAGACTTGCCAGTGGTACTAGCAAGTTCATTACACACTGCGTTTAAATCTTTAAACTTATCTCTGGTGCGTGTTGAGTCTGCTTTGTAGTTAAGGGCAGCCAATAGTCCTAAGCCAGTGGTTCCAGCCCATTTGTTTGCTGCGCCTTGTGCTTCTAAAAAAGAAGTGCGTGCTGGGTATGTACCAGAGTTAGCCAGTCTGTTTAATTCAGCAACGAGTGTTGAACCATCATAACCTGTAGCCATTATTTACCCTTTCGTTTTGCTGCTGCATTGTCAACAAGGTTTGGATAAGGGCGACCAGCCTTTGCAGCCGATGCTTTAGCCTTAGCCTTTTGTGCAGGTGTTAATGGTGTTGATTTTTTATTAGGATTCTTCGTATCCCAAAATGCTTTCTTTTTCACCACTTCACCTTGTCTGCCCAATAAGCAGCACTCATCTTTCCTTTAGCAATGTTTGTTGCGTGACGAGCCTTAAATGATTTTTGTCTTGCTGTTGGAGTTTTATCTCCAGTGACACCCTGTTGACCAAAGCGAATAGTTTTAACCTGGTCACCAGATTTAGCCACAACTACATGTGACTTTGTTGGATGGCTAGGCGTACGCTTTGGCTTATTGAAGCCAGATACTCCTGCTCGCTTTAGTCTTGGGTCTGTCATTTACTTGCCTTTCTTGGCTGGCAATACTTTCTTAAGATTTGGATTTGCTTTCTTAGCAGCAGGTGATGCCTTTCTTGCGCCTGCAGCAAGTATCGCACCCGCGTTCTTCATTGGGATTCCCTGCTTTTTTGCAATAGATTTTTGCGCAGCAGCAAAGCCCATCCCCTTCTTGGCTGCCATTACTTTTCGCCGAGAGTAGTTGGATTATTGACCGCAGGGGCAGTGATGCCGTACGGGTTAATTGTTCCAAAATTGTCATCTTGATTTACCTGTGCGTTTCCGCATCCACATGTTGTACACATATTACTTGCCCTTCTTTTTCATAAGCATTGACATGCCTACTTTTGTTTCTCTGGCTTTTTCAGCCTTTGATTCGCCCTTTTTCATTTCAGCCTTCTTAATTGCTTTAGGCTCTTTCTTTTCGTACGCTGCGTACGCTGCTGCCTTTGACGGCTTTTTTGCTGCTGCCATTTATGTTTCCCCTTTGTGTGATTACTTTGACATCTCCACCAACACTTATGCAGTAATCGGCAGAAATCTTGATTGCTCTGCGAGCAGCAAACTCTGCTGCCTTCATAGAGTTCTTACTGAACCCAGTGGCTAGTGCACCAAGTGCAAGTGAGCCACCGCTACCTACTGCATACAATCCACGGTCATCTTTAGACCATAAGTAGTCCTGGTCTACTTCATAGATGATTCCGTTTAAACAGATAAGCGCATCAAATCCTGCTTCTTTATCTGTTGCATCTGGCGTATAGCCATTGTCTTTCATTGCTTCACGCAGGGAAGGTAATACTTTTGTTTGCATGAATACATCTGTTGGTGTTGTTTTAATAACCTTAGGTGGTATCCAAAGAAAGTTTGCTATGTTGCCAGCAATGGCATCGCCTGAGAAAGCAAATACATAATCACCCTTGCGTACTACCTTGTCAATACTTTTTGTATAGTAAGGCTTGTCATCATAGGTAGTCATGGAATCTGCTGCTAATACCGCCCAGCCTTTTCCCTGAATACCTACGATGGCAGTCATGTTTACCCCTTAAAACTATTAGTATTGGCATCGTAGGCTTTGCCTACTTTATTTGAATCATCTATTGCTTTTTGGACCTGCTTTGTAGTTGTACCTGCTGGTTGTATGCCTTGCTCACGAGCAGACTTATAGAGGTTTAACTCTGCGTTCCACTTCTTAGTTGACATACCCTTGTTACCCGCTGCATCTCCTGGGGATAATTGGAGAGTGCGAGCCTTACACCCAAAGCATGGGCAAAACTCTGAATCAATATGGTCTGGGTTTTCTTTTGTTGTGCCCCAGTCTGACCATGGTTCTGGTGAGGTGGCATCGCACTTAGTGCAGCCAAACAACTCAACTTTAAAAATCATTTGACCATCTATTAGGTCATAACCTTCTTTTACTATCTTGCCAATGTGTCCATCAACTGAGCAATTATATTGCTGTGATGTAGTCACCATAAGTTCCCCCAATAGAAGCATCTGTTAGACGAGTCTTAGTTGCTTCGTCAATAACATATTGATGTCCACCCATATAAACCTCTTGGGCTTGTAATGTTTCTGTCTGTGAAGGGAAGCGATATGAGGAGTAAGTTCCGTCAATCATCATTACTGTCACGCCACGGTGAATTGAGTAGCGGGCAAAGAGGCGGTGCCAACCTGCAGGTGTTTCTGCAACTGATGGTGTTATGAATAAATACTGTGCCATGGTTCCTCCTATGTTTTATAGAGAGAGGGCGAGTTGCCCCGCCCCCTCAACTACAAATTAACTATGCCTGGATTGAAGAAGAAGATTCAATACGGTACATAGCAGCCTCACGGTAACGAGCGAAGCCAAGTACGCCGTACCAACCGATTGGTCGGAAACGAAGCAAACGGTCAGTAACTGGTCCGATTACAACATTTGGCTCTTGTGCTACTGCCTCAGCAAGTGCTTGCTTACCAGCAACGATTGTGCGGTAAACAGCAGTTACTGGTGTAACTGTTACTACTGTTGTCGCTGTAACTGCAGCAGTGTTTGCTGTGTCTACAGTGATTGTGGTTGTTGAACCTGATGTAACCAAAGATGTAATCTTTGCACCAGATGCAATACCTGTACCTGAAATCTTATC